AAATCCTCTGGAATAGATGTTTCAATTTCTTGTGTATGTTGAAGCCAATCACGAAGAATTATAAATTCTTTTTGTCCTCCGAGGGGATCCATCGCAACGCCTGATCGCATGGCCATAGGTCTTTTAACACGAAACTTTTTTCCAGACGATTTAATTTCCGTAATAATTTGTTCACCACTTCTCAACTTCATTATTCTATAAGAGTTTGGTATCATCTTTTTTCCCCTCTAGTTTTATTTTTAAAACTTTATAGTTGAAATTTTCATTCTTATAAATTTTCAATCGTGCGAGCATGTGATTATGTGTATGATTCACATGTGATTTGTATCTAAGATCGTCTGAAATATCGTAAACAGTTAACTCATTTTTTGTCTCTGATTTTCTGAGTCCCCGTCCAATCGACTGTAAAACTCTAATAACTGATTTGGAAGGTGATGCAAATACAATATTATTTATGTTCTTTATATTGATACCAGTTGAGCAGGTTCCATACGATGCAATCAAATTTGTGTTTGTTTGAGTTTCCATTAATTTTCTTACATCCTCTCGTTGTGAAACATCCGTTCCACCGTAAATTAAGTGTGTGGCTTTTGAACCGGCAGATATCATATCATATAGTGGCTTGCCATGTTTTTCAACATAATTAAATAAAACAAGAGTATTGCCTTTAAGTTTTGAAACTAATTCAGTAATAAAAATATTTCGGTTTTCATTTGTAACTAGAAAATCCATCTCCTCTTGATACTTTAATTTTTTTGTTTGCATCCTAACGTTTTGTTCGTGATTCAAACTGATACATTGAATATTAATGGAACTCAGAAGATTTTTATCCATCAGATCCTTAGTTGTGACAACACGTTTAACTCGTCCAAATAACCCCTCGATGACTAATTTATGTGTTTGTGTTCCATCCAAAGTTCCAGTCGTACCAACACGATATTTTGTATTCGTTAACTTTGTTAGGAGTCCCGTCAGAGACTTTGCCTTAAAAAGGTGACACTCATCCCCTATTACAGCACCGAAGCCGTCAAACTCGCTCTGAGGGAGTTTATAGATGCTTTGCCAAGTGCTTATGATAACTCGTTTTGTTGATTTTTTTGATTGACCGGAGTAAATGATGTGACAGTTTCTTTTTGCATTCCATTTTGAAAGACCAGAGTAATCTTCAAAGTCACTCATCATTTGTGTTACCAATCCCGTTGTTGGAACAATAATCAAGATTTTTTTATCATCGGGTAATTTTGAAAGATAATAACGTAATAAAACATAAATGATAAGAGATTTTCCGGATCCTGTTGGAGAAAGTAAGAGACATCTCCGCTTGTTAATAGCATGATGTATTGCGTCAAATTGGTGCTCATGTGGCATAATCTCCTTATCACCGATGGATAGATTCAGGGTTTTGAGAAAGGAATACACATCCTCTGGGGATGTTCGCTCGATCTCTTGACTTTCAAATTCAACTGTATAATTTCTATCCTTGGCAAACTGCAAAACATAATCAGTCAAACCAGCATAAATTTTACCTGTATGAACATTAAAGAGACGAATCTGACCGTCCCAGATTTTATTTTTATATGCGGGAGTGTATTGATAATTAGGAACAAAAAATGTGAAGTGTTGACTTAACTCTTTTGTCAAGGCCCGATCACATTTAATTTGAATATATGCAGAATCAAACTGTTCAATAATTATATCACTCATACACCATATTTATGGTGTGAGGACTACCCTGCAAATTCAGTCATTCGCATCCAGTCGATTGCTGAACGAATATTCCAGTTAAGGTTGTTGATCGCTTTCATCACACCTTCAAGGTAGTTTACTTTCTCTCGCAAAAGAACGACTTTGTGTTGTAGTAAAATCACATCATCGTCTGCGTTTACAAACTTATCAATGTCAGTTTTTAACACAGTGAGATCAAATGGATCCCAACCAAGATCATCCAACTCTTCTTGACTCATTTTTCCCGTGTAGTAGAGCCACTTCTTGTGACGAAGTTTAACAAGATCAGAATCGAACTTGGATAATAAAAGACGATCATTCATCAGGAAATTAAGATACTTGTTATGAATTTGTGGGATACGAATAGACTCTGATGCCAGATCAGTCTTGTCAATGGTCAGGTCTTTTTTTACTTCAGTTTTTAGTGTGTCTAAGTTCATGTAAAAAATTATATCAAAATATTCTTAGATGTCAAATATCCTCGAAAGTATAGTTTTCAAAATTCAGCGTCACAGTTGCCTGTAAAGGTTCATTATCGTTAAGTTGAGATGAAAATTGTAGTCCAGATAACTGAATCGGGTATGTGTTTGTAAACTTAACTTTTTGTGATATCACATACGCACTATTCGTTAAAAATAACGTTGCGTCTGAGAAAAATTCTTTTACTTGAGCACCAGCAATAATATCCGAGGTGTTTTCATACAAGCCAATTGATGTCATCCAATTAAATATTTCCTTATAATTTTTTAAATCTTCATTGACTAGGAATTGAATTGTAAGTGGCTCAAGATCATAACGTCCACCAACAAACTGATTAGGTCTACCCAGTCTGTTTGGCATTTCAACGGGACTTAAATTTAAAGCCGGTAAATTAACTGCTGTGGCAAAGTAGTTAAGTGTTCTTGTTCTTGGTAATTGAAATTTAAAAAAGTTAGAGGATAAATAATTGTTCGTTGCAGGTGTGGTGTCGTTCACCGGCAAGTCCGCTGTTGATCCTCGAATTGTTTCTTCTAAGTATGACATCGTAATATTTATAAAAAAATAAGGGGAGCCCAAAGGCTCCCCTCATTTACCTTACTAGGAAAGGATTATTTTTTAGAGTCCGAATCCAGTGTTACCATGCAGGTTGCTAACAGCAAACAGACGGTAGTATTGGTTGCCGGTGGAAGTAGAACCAGCGGTGACAAAATCGGTGCTCGTTGCGAATGGGTTAGCAACCATTCCATAACGAGTCTTGAATCCGATCTTGGGCTGGAAGTTATTCTCACCAACTGCTCTCACCATTTGCAGCGGAACATATGGACAGTAGAAAATACCAGCGTCATATGGGTTACTTCCTCTGTAACCAACCATGACATAGTTCACATCAGTCTTAGCATAAGGGTCGATGTAAACTCTGGTTCTACCATTCAGAACACCTGCGAATGTGTTACCCGTGTCATCAACGTCAAGGTTAACGTTCAGGGCAGGGGAGAGATTCAAGAAACCACCCATAGCAAGAGCAGAAGCAACATCAGAAGATGTCACAATGAAGTTACCCTTACCACGACGAGTTTCCTTAGCAATCACGTTGGCTTCACGTTCGATTTGGAACATGAGTCCACGGAATCTTTCAGCACTCCAACGACCGTCAGAGTCGGTGTTAAGGTCATACACACCAGTGTTGTTCAAGTCGGACTGTTGAGCACCAGTCTTAGCCTTAAAGTAGAGAGTTCTGATGAGTTCACGGTTGATTTCAGTCAGAATCTCGGTGCTAAGAATGTTAGCGAGTTCAGTCTCGGCATCGAGTCCGTGAACAGCCTTCAGGTCTTGAGCAAGTTCTGTGGTGTATTCTGCTTTCAGAGCACGAGTTCTTGCTTCCACAGCGACTCTTTCGATTGAGAATGCCATTTCACGGAAGGCAGGACTTGCAGATGTCGTTGATGCAGATGCTTCGGCCATCGTCTCAGCACGACCGGTAAGAATACCACGGAATCCGTCCATCAAAGTTGCTTCTGATTGACGAGTACCAGTGGATCCGATTGGCTCAACACCTTCGCTCGCAAGATCAGGAGCGTTAGTAGAGGTGTTACCAGAACCGGAGAACTTAGCGAAGGCTTCTTGGAAGAGGGCTTCTGTTCCGGTTTGTGAGTCGTAGCGTGATCTCATCGCAAAGATAAGACCGGTGGGTGCCGACATGGGCTGCACACCAGCGATATCATAAGCGATCAGGTTAGGCATCGCACGACGGACGAGCGAGATGAGAACTGGATCGTAACCAGCGAGGTTTCCAGCACTGGAAGCAGCCTGAGAAACCGAGAAACCACCACCCATTTGGTTGGTTGTTTCATGAAGTGCTTGCTCACGAAGAGCAGTCTCTGTGTTTTCAAGAAGAACAGCAGTAACTTTCTTCTTATAGTTGTCTGACATTTCTGGGAGAGCAGAGGTTTCCAAAACTGGATTCCACTTTTCTTCTAAAACATCGTATGGTGTTGTGTTTCCTAAGTCCATTGTTGTTTCTCCTTGTTACCTAGTGTTGGTATTTATGGTTTTTTAAAATTTAACCTTTATTAAATCTGTTTCCTCGTTCAATCGCTTTCAAATACTGTCCCATCGCACCTGACGTTTCATCAATTTGTTGTGTTGGTTCAACACTGGGAACTACTTCTTCGACAAGAGATGATGTTGTTGCCTTCTTGTTATTAAAGTAACTTTCTTTAATTCCGACAAGTTTTTGCTGGAATGTTTCATCATCTTCAAATGAAACTTCCTCTGCGAGTGTAAAGAATTTTTCTCTATCAAGATCAGTTAATCCCTCGGAGAGCCCATATGCGATTTCAGATTTTTTATGATTTTCTAAAGCACTTAACAATTGACTATTAATTTCTAATGCTTCATCAAGTTGTTTTTTAGTGGTTTCTTGATTTTCAAACAAGTCGTCTAACAAGTTAACTTTTGTATCGGGGACCGAGATGTAATGATTTTCAAAGAGATCCTTAAGACCATCAATGAAACTTTCAGCAATTTGCAGTCTCATTCCGGTTTCGACAGACAGTTTGTTCTCTTCCATCCAGTTCTCGACAACATAGTTAAGATACTCGTCAACTTTACCAGACATTTCTTCGGAGAGTCCTTGAACCTTTTCTTCAAGTTCTTCTTGGAACTCAGTCTTTAAACTTTCGGTGATGGCATCAGTTCTTTGTGCGAGTTCTGCTTCAAAAACACCTTTAATTTTAGATTTAAAAGATTCTGAAAGGCCTTCACCGTCAAACAATTCAGCAAAGACATCTTCATTGGCAGGACCGGCCATATCAGCATCCGCTGGTTCTTGACCTGCTGCTCCCTTAATTGTGTCTTTATTTTTCTTTGAATTGTCGGGTGCATCCAAAGTACCGAGTTTAGCACTCTTTCCTTCTGCGTCCTGATACAAAACAGGATCCTCAAAGGATTGCGTGTTCAACGTGTCCGCTTCGCTTAATTTATTTCTCTGAGCCATTTAGTTATCTCCTTAAGGTAGACGATTTCTGTGTTATTTATATTATTTAGATTTTTGAAAGAAAATCCTTGAACAATGAAACGGCTTTTTCCTCAAGTTCTCTACTCGAAGTGTTTTTCATTTGTTCTTGATACTCTGCAATGTGTTTTTCTTGAAGAATTCCATTGTTCCAAATCCACTCTCTACCCTCCATGATGCCGTTTACAAACGCATTTGGAGCAGATGGATCAGCGACAATATCAACAGCGGCAAGCATGAAGTCTTTTTGAACTTCATTCACACCACCTTCTGTCATTTTTAAACTTCCCATTCCTCTAGACGAAACACCGAGTTTTGCACCCTCGTCTATGAGATTCATGGCAATTTTTCCCATAGGTGTTTCCATGACTTTTGCTTTACCAATGATATCAGAACCAGATTGCTTAAGTTCCTTGATCATATGAGACGCTCTGTCAAGATTAACAGTGGGACCTTGTGGGTGATTAAGTTCTCCCAACGCACGATTTTGTGCAACATAATTTTTATTATACTTCTCAACCACAGGCATCAGAACACCAGTAGGATAAATTCTACCGTTTCTATTCTTTTGTTCTGCTTGCATGAAAATACCTTCAATAAAGTAGTTTTTCTTACCACTTTTTTCATCCGCTTCGCAGATGAAATTGATATCCTCATTCATTTCTGTGATAAGTTTAAGAGCCATTAGTAGGATCCTCCTTTAGCCCTTAATTTAACTTTTTTGAGAGATTTTTCCTTTGCCTCTGTTTCGGTATGATCGAAAGCACTTTGATGCTCACGATCATGGCCTGGGGCACCTTCTTTGATCTCTTCATCATTCACTTTTTTAAAGTTAAACGATCTGCTGTCTCTTTTAACTACTTTATCACCAGACTTATTAGCCTTCCGAGTTTTCTTCTTCCTCTGTATGGGAGGAGTTGGTGTCATTTTGATCCCCTCGTATTGCATGTCCTCTTTCTTCATCGCTTGACCAATTTTCTTGCGACGATTAAGGAGATAGGAATCGGTGTCGTCTTCATCACCATCGTTGTCGATGTCACCATCTTCTTTTCCAACGGGATCGAGTTTATTTTTCTCTTCAATATTAACTAATGCCTCTGCCAATTTTTTAAATAAAGTCTCGTCGATGAGATCCTTGGCATCAGACATTTTTCTTTCGTAAATGGCTTTGATTATATTACTCATCAGTTTCCTCCTCCATGATTGCTTCCATCATTCTCACAAAGTTTTCTTTACTTTCAAAAAGTGAATCTCTAAATTGATTTTGAATGTCTTTAGGAAGAGTATCATGCGTTTCAGAGATAACTGTCGCTAACTCCGGTGTGAGTTCAACTCTTTCACCGTTGTCAAAATCAACATCAATAATTACATTTTCATGTAAACACTCATTAATGATTGACGCAAATGCATCGTCGCTTTCGACTGTTGTTGCCGCAGATTCAAACATTTCAGAAGCAAGTTCTTTTTGAGTATCTGACAATTTCTCTGTGAGATATTCTTCAATCATTGTTTTCGCTAAGGAATCAAAGTTTTCCCTCTCTTCATTCAAAGCGTGTAAAACTAATGGGTTCGTCATTGTTGCTCCTCCTCGGGTGGTGGTCCTGTTGGTATTTCACCTGTTTTTATTTCGTTCGCTATCTCTGCCATGTTTCTGGACTCAACGTCCTCTGTCATGCCAAAAATTTCTCTTCTTATGTATGAATTTGAGAAATATCGACCAATATATGGTTCCATTCCACCGGCAACAGTGAGTCTTTCTTTCATCAACTCTGTGGTCTTAAGTTCAGAGTAATGTGAGTCGCTGTTGTAAGTAAATCTCATCTTTGGTCGTAATAGTTCAAAATCCTCTAGGCTCATCACACCAGTGAGAGAAAGTTGAATTTTAAGTGCGTCGAGAATAAGATTTGTAAATTGATCTCTTAATCTTGAGATAAATTTAGCAAACTTCACCTCGTCTCGTGTGATTTCTGCTTGTCTGCCCATATTGAATCCATTATCAGCCTGCATTCTTGATGGTGGAACATTTAATGAGTAATATAGTTTTTGAAGCATATATTCAACATCTCTCATTTCACCAAGGTTTGTGCCACCCGGCAGAGTTGTAACTTCAGTTCCCTTACCACCCTCTTTTCGTGGGAGGAAGAAATCTTCCATGATGTGGAAGTGATCTCTTTCTTCTCTTAAATTTCCTGTTGACTGATCATATGTAAGTTTGTTTCTATATCGTTTTGCCAAACCCTCAATGTATTGTTGTGCTTTTTGAGTAGGCATATTACCAACATCAACATAGAACACTCTTCGTTCTGGTGCTCTTGACATGCGATACACAACCGCAGCATCCTCCAACTGACGAAGCATGTTCAATGGACGAATTGCTTTTTGAAGATACCCGACCACTCGTTTTGATCCTGCATCAATCAAACCAGAGTGACAGTAAATGATGGAGTCCATCGTTAAACGAACACCACTCGCTCCGGTTTGAAAAGTTGCATCTTTACTTTGATTGGTGTAAACATAAAATTCATCAACCTCACCATATCTTGGAATTGATAAGTTAGATCCATTTTGAATTTTTTTAACATTTCTTATTTTTTTAATCTTAAGTGGATCAATTGATCTAAGTTCTTTTATACCGTTCTGTGGATTTTCCTCATCAATCATAATGTAGAAAAATAATTTACTGTCAACATACCAGCGCCTGAACAAAAGATGAGAATCTTTCGCAAAATTAAGTAGATCAAGAACTCTTTCATACTCTTGATACACTCTCGCTTTGATTTGATCTGGGAGAAGAGTCTTTTCTAGATCCAATTTAATTGGCTCTTGATCCTCGTCCAAAACAATCGCATCGTTTACAATATCTTCAATTGCCATGTCAACCTCTGGAAAAAGTGACATTGACCGATATCTTTTAATAAATTCTTCTTCTGTTTTTGCTCCACCAGAAAAATCAGTATAGGTGGACATAAATCCACCATACACTGATCCTGAATCTAAAGTATATGAACCATCATAAGAATCGGGTGCAACAACATCGTTTGCACCCGACTCATCATTTTCTTGTCTACCAATCGTAAATCCGAATAAATTTATTGGCATATTTTCCCTCTTTCACTGTAATCATATTATAAAGTATTTATTAGTTACCAGCCGGTTCTGGTGGCACAAGATTCATTCCCGAAAGTTCTTGTGAAGTTAATGGAACAAAGTGATCATACGCAAGAGTTACTGGGAACTCGACCACGGTGTCCAAAGCATCGAAACTTAAGTCAATAGAACCAACCTCAACGGGCCAGCAGTTAATCAATTTGTAACCCTTGAGAGCATTTCCCTCCAAGTCTAAGTGTGCAATTTTCCACTCAGTGAGACCACCAGCGGCAATATCTGTCCAGTCTTCACTTTGAACATTCCTAGCGTGCTCATTAATTTGCTCACTCCAATCATGCATCGCACGATAAATTGTGTTCGCATTAACCGCTCCACCTTCGGCTCCCGGCTCTGATCCTGCGTTCTTTGCCTGATCGTAACAGACAATCGGCCACTCAAGGTATTGCCTGTCGCCGGGAACTTTCACAATACGACCTCTGTATGGCACTGGAATAATACCAACTGTCGATGGTGGTAATTGTCCTGCTTTTACAAAGAATTTGGTTTGATCGTTTAAGTCGGTGCTTTCCGTACCAACAGATCCATGAACAATGAATCTGTTTTGTCTTGTTCCACCAAGAAACTGTGATCTAAAAGAACTTACGTCTGCCATTGTTCTCTCCTTCTATTAGTTCAGTTCATCTGACTGATTTTTGTTTGTGAATGTTAATTGAATAAAGTTGACAGACTTTGTTGGTTTCACAAAAACATCAGCCGTAAAGATATTTGCGTCAATCTTATCCGGTGGGTTGTTTGATTCATCACATTGAACTTTAAAGTCAAAAACACCTCGATCCGCTTTAATCGCTCTCAAAACATTAGTCGCTTGAGAGGAGAACGCAGATCGTGACTCAATGTCGTTAAATTCAAAGAGGAATTGTCTTGCAATTCGTCCAATTGTTCTCTTCAGGAAGATAAAGAGTCTAGAGACGTTAATTCTACTAAGAGTTGATGCTTCGTCCTTAGCAGTCTTATCTCCAAACAAGAAGGTTCCTTCACCCACAAAAGTAACAACTGGGTTAATATTTGCGTCATACAAGCGATCTTGCTCAGTTTCTGTTGGATTTTGCACCAATCTTATGACATCAAGAATTCTACCACGTTTGAATCCCGCAGGGGAATAATAAGGAGCAAATTCTCTGTCAGTTCTTGCCAGACATCCTGCAACGTCAGCAGCACACGATGTGGTAATTAATTTACTATCGTCGGTTGCATTTCTTTCGTAACCCAAATGCTTTTTATATCCGTAAACAAAAATTTTCTTATCTGCATGGGCTTCGCTGGTATCTGGTGTCAATTCCTCTGCTGTCACACCAGAACCTGAACCACCCGCTGGGAAAATGGCAACAAAATCACCACCCCTTGTGGACATCGCAGAGTTCATAGCGTTTGTAACGTGAGAAACATTTCCGGAGGTAGAATACATGGAGTCAATTAAAACATTCGTGAAGTTATCTGGAGTTGATCCCACAACAACATTTCCACCATACAACAAATATTGCTGAACTGAATACCAGTCAGCGGACAAACCAAAGTTTGTATCTTCTGGGTTACTAAACGCAGTTTGTCCAAAAGACGCATTTCTTAATCGTGTGCCCCAATTTCCGATGTCAGATTCTTCAAGGAATCCTTGACTTCTTTCAGCGGTGCTTCCAAGTTTATCAACAATTGATCCATCAAGAGGAATGTAAGCAGAGATGTGTGCTCCCTCTCCCTCTGAAAAAAGGTTTACAAATGATGTGTCGTTTACGTTAATAATAACTCTTGCACGACCAGTGTTTATGAATTTAATTTCAGCCATTTTTGTCCTCCGGAGTTACAGGTTTTCAGTGTATTTATCTTTTTTATGTTTTTAAGGAAACCATCTATCCTGACCGTCCCACACTCCATTTGCGTCATCTTCGACATGGGGAACATAACCAAAAGGCATTACCTCTGCCTCCAATCTTTTTATCTCCTCGTCAAATATATCTATGCGAACATCTGTGTTTGTCAAATCTTTAAAGTAATCTTGTCGAGTGAGCCACGAAAATAAAACTAGAGTCATAACCAAATCATCGTTATGTCCCTCATCTGCTTCATAGGATTGTCCTTTTGCGACAAACGTGATGAGTTCATTCACAATCTCCAAATCCTCGACAATTAATTTGTCTTGTTCCAACAAACTCTTAAGAACGGAACAACCAAGTTTTTTAACAGCACTCGTTGTTCTCACTCCCATGTGAGTGTTCGAACCACCAAAACCACCAGAGATAGTTTGTCCCGCTCTGCCTCGGAAAGAACACATGAGAATATTTTCGTATTCCAAATCACGGTGAAGAACGTCCGCAACCTGCCCACCGATGTCATTAATTTCAATGAGTGTTTGAGCCTTATTATAAGTCTCAGCGACCGCTTTAATCACGGTCGGATATACCATCGGTGAGATAATATTATTTCGGTATTTTGCTACAATTTTATAGGGTGTTTGTGTAATGTCCGTTATGGTAAATGCACTGTAGTCTTTACCTTGTCCTCGTGCTGTATCCACCACACAAACATACTTGTGCTCTGGTTTTGGCTTTTCGTAAATATCTAAACCGTCTTTGTTTCTTTCAATAGGATTGATCCAAGACAAAGCGTGAAGTTTAGACGAGGATATCAGGGTGTTTGCAGAACCAACAAAGTCACATTCAAATTCTGTCTGGAATTGAATCTCGCTGGTGTTTGCAATCGTTTCCTCCTTCCACTTCTCATTCCGAAGAGGTCCGCCGGGATACATGGGAACTTGCGACCAGTGAACTTCGATGGGAACATACTCGTTCTTTCCAATTTGCCCTGCCTCCTTTGTAGCACCCTTCCAGTAGTGGTAGAACATGTTCAGACCGTTCGGAGTGGAAACCATCAGGACTTTCGTGGACTGTCCAGAGGAGATTGTAGGGTACACAGAACTAAAAAATTCATCAGCGATACCGTGAGGAACGTGAGCAAATTCATCAAGGAAGATCATGTTGAACGAACCACCCCGAATCGCACTCGATGATGTTGACGATGCGATGATCCGAGAGCCGTTCTCCAACTGAATGGAACCTTTGTTCCATTCTACAATACCCTGCTGCAACCAGATCGGAAGATACTCATATGCCAGTTTAAGTCGGTGCAAAAGTTCTCTTGCTGTGCTTTGTTTGTTAGCAAGAATACCAACCGTCATGTCTTGGTTGAAAAGAATGTAGTGTAGAATGTAAGAAACAACCGTGGTGGACTTACCAGACTGTCGAGGAAGTTTGCAGATCACGAAACGATTATTGTGGATTGTATCAACAATTTCTTTTTGATAATCGTATAGATCAAAGGGAATCAAACCCTTATCAAGCGAAACAACTTTAACATATTTCTTTGTAAAATAAATCGGATCCCCAGCACATTTCATGTATTCTTTAACTTGTGCTTTGGTGAAGGACATCTCCAAACCAGTTTCTTTCAGGTTTGGATTACCAAGATATCCCTTTTGTTTATCACTCATCTAAATTCTCCGTCACATCCAAGACATCCTGTCTGGCTTTCGCTCTGGAACTTCGATCATTGTTGATCAAATCCTGAAGTTCGAGCGTTGAGCCAACATAGATGGCATTGTTTGTGGTGTTGTTCACATTCACTTCAGTTTTATCCATGTCTGACATCTTCTTATGTAAGTCCATGAGATCAGTGTTCACCTCAGAAACCGTTTTGATAAGAGTGGCAGCAACCTCGTATGCTCTTGGTTGATCCCCCTCAGATGCAATCTTCAGGATACCGTCAATGGCTTCGCTACCACGATCAATGAGTTCCTTTAGATTTTTTCGAGTAATATTGAAATCAATGTCTGCTTTATCACCATTGAGTTGAATTTCCTTGACTTCTTTTTTTATATCGTTAACCTCTGCCTTGTAGGTTGTTTCAAGGGCATCAGATATTTTGTTCTTAGAATCCATAACATCTCCATATTAATTTGTTCTACCGTGAGCAGGATAATAAACTGTTCCGGCTGTGCCTGTTGTTCCCACGATTTCACCTGTAATTCCAAACGAGGCAACAACAGCACTTTCATCATCAAAAGCGTCATCAAGACTTTGATAGAAGTCTCCGGTAATTGCAGTGATAATCCCACTTGCAGTCGATCCTTGAGTTTTAATTGGACCATACAGGTATGATTTTGCTAAAAACTCAAAGGTGGTTGCGATAAATCTTCGATTGAAAAAATCACCCTCGTAATTTTCTTCAATGTTTATATTTGATAACACAATTGGAACATCAACTTTTGTATGAAGGTCATTCATTTTTATCGTGACGTTGAACTCCGGTGTAAAAAACGGTGCTATTTGCTCTATGAGTTGTAAATTTTCATCAATTGATGAGGTAAATGAATATAAGCCAAACGAGACGTTGTATGGAACTTCATTAAAACTTTCTCTCGTTATTGGGCCGTCTGTTTTTCTAGTTTTAGTGAGTTTATTTATCGTTCGTGTTGGATCATAATTAATTCCTGTTATGTCAAAACCCATTCGAGGAAGAATCGCTTTTACTTTCGTTTCATTTTCAAGAATTGAACCACCTTCGTTTAATCTTGAGATAAATTTTTCTTTTGGTGAATATGTAATCGGAACTCTAACTGTTTGAGAGATATCTCCGTTTGAATCAAAAAAACGAACGTTAAGGTTATTAAAAAGAGAGCCAAACCCGATAACTAATTTTCTTAAAGATTCGTTATAATAAGTGCTAAACATCAGTAACCACCCTCACTGAAGGGATCCTTATCGGTAAAGTCAAAAATACTCAAATCGTTTTGGAAGTTTTGAATTGTATCATTATCTCCAGCAGTTTGTCCCGTAGGGTTGAGAGGTATAATCGTGTCATCTTGAACTCCCTGAACATTAGATTCAAGACTATCGACGGTTGAGAATCCAGTATCCATGTCCTCTTGTCCATAGGTAAACGTTTCACAAATCAAAAGGTAAGTGTAAAGTTTTCCAAGTTGGTAAAAAGGATTTTCGTGTTCAACAAAGTTTATTTCAAAAAGAGTTCTACTCAACGGAAAATAAATAATATCACCTTCTCTTGGACGGGTGATAGAGGGCTCATATGTTGTCACCTCTTGTTCAAATCTTTTTCTTGCAACAACCAAATTCATTCTGTCATTAATCTGAATGCCAAATTTTGATAAAATATCACCGTCACCTTCAAACCCATTTACGGATTGAATATACATTTCAAATTCATAACCTTTAGAAAACTTGGCAGAATTGTCCTCACCAAACAATCTATCCTCATCAAGTAATTGACGGGGAATATAAATCATGTCTCGTCCATTAATTTTAATCGACTCTACCGAAAGATCCTCGACGAGATTTTGTTCACTCGAATTATCTTTAAAATAAGAACTTTTCATGCCAGTATAAAGTCAATTGGGAGTTCATATTGAGAATAGAACTCTTGCTCGATGATTTGAATTTCCTGAATTGCCTCTGCATAAATTTGAGGTCCATTTAATTGAACACCGCCCGGAAGTTGAACCCCCGCAAATTTAGACAGGTTTGTTCCCCATTGTTTTTTAATAAGAGCAGTCACATATTTTTTGAATATTCTATCATTGTATATTTCTGTAAATACATTTGGATCTAATGCGGCATACGCTTCAATTATAAGAAAATCTCCAGCGGTGATTTGATCCGAAAGATCAGCGTCAATC